ATCCTTACGCGACCTTTCAACGGATCTCGACGCAGGGCGCGGGCCACTTGGACGGCCCGTCGGATCTCGATTGGCCGCGCTTCCAGATCGACTTCTGGGGCACGAGTGCGCTCGCCGCGCTCGCCGCAGCGGAAGCGGTCCGCAACTTTCTGGACGGCGTCGAACGCAGCGGCGCCGGACTGTCCTTCGTCGCGACCTTTCAGGATCAGCGCGGTCCCGAGGTCGACGAGGAAACCCGCAACGCGCGGGTATCGCAGGATTATTTCATCTGGCACGAAAGGAGTTAGAAGATGGCACTCAAATCTCAGACGTCGACCGTCCATATTTCGAACGAGGACGCCGACAGCACCGCCTACGGGTCCGCGACCTTCGTCAAGGTCGGGCAGGTCACCTCGATCGGCGCGCCCTCGGGCGAGGCGGCGGACATCGACACCACCCATCTCGAATCGACGGCGAAGGAATATCTGGTCGGCCTGCCCGATAACGGCAATATCGAGATCGCGATGAACGCGATTTCGGGCGATGCCGGCCATGACGAGCTGATCGCGGCGATGGATCTGCAGGAGCGCCGCTGGCTCCAGATCATCTGGTCGAACGGTGACATCTGGCACATCATGGCGCTGGTCAAGAAATATACCTGGAGTGCCGCGGTCGATGCCAAGATCGATGCGGCGGCCAGCTTCCGCACCTCGGGCTCGTGGACGCGGAGCGCGGTATCTTGAGCCCGCGCGAGGCGATCCTCGGCCTCGCCGACGCGCTTGAGCTTGTTCCGCTCGAAGGCGTCGTCGATGCTTATGTGCGCAAGCTTTCGGTCGCGCAGGTGGAGACTTTGCGCAAGGATGGTGAAAACAGCTCGGTGCGACTATTCGTGCGCGCCGTCTGCGATGAAAAGGGCGAGCCGCTGTTCACTGACAAGGACGTCGAAAAACTGAAGCGCATCAACGCAGTCAAATTCGGCTCCATGGTTCAGCAGTGTATGACCTTCAACAGCATGACGCCGGAAAGCGCGGAAGACCTGGAAAAAAACTCAGAACCAGCGCCCTCCGGAGACTGAAATTCCGGCTGGCGCTGGCTCTGGGACGCACCGTTCGCGAACTCGAACTAACCCTCTCCAACAGCGAATGGATAGAATGGCAAAAATTCTATGCCATCGATCCATGGGGAGATCAGCGTGCCGACCTGCGTATGGCGCAGCACGCTGCCGTCACCGTGCATCCGCATATCAAGAACACCATCTCACCCCTCGATCTTCTCATGTTCAGCGATGACCGCCTCGCGCTTCCCGACGACGTCGGCGCGCAGGAGCGCGAGTGGATGCTGAAGCTCAGCCGAAGCGGAGATTAATCATGGCATCCGTTGGATCGCTCGTCGTCGACCTGATTGCGCAGACGGCGAGCTTCAACTCCAATATCGAGAAGGCGGCCGCGGCGCTCAACAGCAACGCAGCGAAGATGAACAAGTCGCTGCAGCAGATCGAGCATGGTTTCGAATCGCTCAAAGAGGCCGGCAAGGTTTTCGCGGAAGCGTTCGCGCTCGAAAAGGTCGGCGAGGCGATCAAAAGCGGTCTAGAATACGCGGCCTCGCTCGGCGTGGCATCGAAACAACTCGGCGTCACCACGCATGATCTGCAGGTCTATCGCTTCGAGGCGTCGCAGGTCGGTGTCAGCCAGGAGGAGATGGACAAAGGGCTGCAGAAGCTCTCCAAATCACTCGGCCAGGCCAAGCTAGGCGCCGAAGCCCCAAGCAAGGCATTCGCGGCCCTGTCGAAGGTGATCGGCGAGGATATCGTCTCGCACAGTAAGTCTGCCGGCGATGCAATTCCATTGGTGACAAAGGCGTTCGAAAAAGTCACCGATCCGACCAAGCGCGCAGCCGTTGAGGTGGCGTTGTTTGGTAAGGCCGGCCAGGAACTTGGCCCTTTGCTCGGCGCTGGTCACGAGAAGATCGATGAACTGGCCGCGTCCTTTAAGAACCTCAACATTGAGCTGACGCCGGAGCAGATCGAGCATGCACACGAGGCCGAAGTTGCCTATGGCAATCTTTCGCGCGTGCTGCAGGCGAAGTTCGCCGGGATCGTCGCCGATAACGCCAATGCGATCCTGAACTTTGCCAACCAGCTTCTCAATCTGGCGGGCATTCTTGAGCGGCATCCGATCCTGACGGGTGCCATCGGCGGCGCTGCCCTTGGCGTTCCGCTAGGCCCAGTGGGCATTATCGGCGGTGCGATTGGAGGTGCGGCGGTTGGTTCGCGCGCCGGCGAAACACTCGCCGATTCCAATCAGGATGTGAAATTCCGCAAGCAGCAATTTGATGATGCACGCGCGGCCTTGAAGTCCTTCGGGTCAGGGCGCGGTGTATCGCTTCCGCCTGGGCTGGACCTGAAAAGCGCCCGTCAGCTTCTCCAGAACAATTTCGTCAAGCAGGGTAATCTGCTCAAGGCCGCGCTGTCTGGAGGCCTGCAGGAAGCGGTCCCGGTGAGTGGTGGCGGCCTCGGTTCATTTCTCTCGCCGACCGGCCACTCCAAGCTCGAACCGAAGCTATTCGCCGACCAGAACGCCAAACTCGACGAGCAACTGCTGCGTATCAAGCAGCAGGAAGCAACCGACACCAATACGATTGCCGATTTCGCGAGGCAGCAGATCAACGTCGAGGCCGACAAATTCGCGCAGGACGTCAAGATTAACGTTGCGGCGGGGCACCTGACGGACGCTCAGGGCAAGCAACTTCTCGCCAAGAACGAGACGGTCCGCACCGAGGAACTGCTGCACGCCGAGATGGAGCGGCAGCACCAGCTCGCGCTGGACGCGGTCGAGCTATCCACCGCCGCCAACGATAACGAGCGCGACATCCTCCAGTCGCTGGGCGCGATCGCGAAGACGGCGGCAGAGCGGCAGGCGATCGCGCTGCATGTCCTTGCGCTCGACCAGCAAGATGAGCGCATGAAGCTCAATGCGATCATCGCCGATCAACTTGCCTCCGAGGTCGAAAAGAAGAAAGCCAGGGACCGGCTTGCCAAGCTTGATGAGATCTATGCCGACCGTGCCAAGGCGATCCAGATCCAGAATGCCGGCCCGCTGCAGAACTATCTCGATGCCTTGCCCAAGACGATCGCGCAGATCGCCGAGGCGATGCAAAATCTCCGCGTCAATCAGTTCGAGGCACTCAACCAGCGCACCAAGCAGTTCGCCGACGATTTCTCCGATGCGTTCGGGCGTGCCGCGCAGGACATTCTCGACCTCAAAAATCCGCTCGACGTGCTCAAGAATCTGGTCAGCGATCTCGCGCATCAGTTCCAGCAGGAATTCATCGTCGGGCCGCTGACAAGGAAGATCCACGACGCAATCGGCGCGCCGCTGGCCGAAAAGCTCGTCACCGACAAGATCGGTGGGCAGACGGTGCATGGCGTTGCGTCCGATATCGGCCTCAATGCGCAGCAAATGTCGATCGCGATGAAGACCTCGACATCCGATCTGCTCGCGTTCAGCCAGGCCATCGAGCGCGCGACGGGTGCGGCACTCGGGGGTGGCCTGCCCGGCATCGGTAATTTAGGAAGCGGCGGACTGCTGGGCGGCAACGATATCCTGTCGGGCGGCACCAGCGGTCCGCTGATCGGTCTCGACGGCCAGCCGACCGGCGCGGGAATGACGTCGCTGGTCGATATGGACAAGCTCAAGGCCGCGAACGACAGCCTCGATCTACTCGGCACCAGCAGTGATCGTGCGGCGGCGGCGATGGCGGCGCAGGTGCCCGTGCTCGGCCAATTCGGCAGCGGACTGATGCAGGTTTTGTCCTCGCTTTCGGGCGGTGGCGGGGGCGGCGGCTTCCTCGGCGGCTTGCTCAAGCTTGGCGGCTCGTTGCTCGGCGGCCTGGGGGGCGCGCCAGATATTTCCGGCATCGCATCGGTCGGGCTGTCAGCTGACTTCCTAAAGGCTGGCAGCACCAGCCTGACGGAGGGCATCCCGATCGCAACCCTGCCCGGCTTCGCCTCGGGCGGGCGACCGCGCGGGCTGTCGCTGGTCGGCGAGAAGGGGCCGGAACTGTTCATGCCCGATGCCCCCGGCACGATCATCCCGGCGGGGAGCACAGCCAGCTTCATGCGCTCGATCGGGAACCTGAAACCGGCCAACGATCGCCGCCTCGGCGATATCCACGTCCATTTCCACGGCCAGGTCGATGAGCGCACCGCGCGCGTCTCGGGTCGGCAGGCGGCGATCTCGGCCCAGCGCGAGCAGGCCAAGGCTGCCAGGGCAGGCTACTGATGGCGTTCATCGATCAAAGGCTTCCGACCAAGGTCGAGCTCAACGCCGTCCGGCATGATGATGAGGATATCGAGATCGTCACCACCGACGGCGGCTGGGAAACCCGCA